TAGATTTTTATTTTCATTTAAAGTTAAAATTTTATCACCGAAAATACTATACATAGGATTATTTTTCATATTTTCAATTATTTTCTTTTTATTTTTTTTTGGTCTTGTTTTTTCAATTGTATATTCTTTTTTTTCTTGTTCCATATATATAATTAATATATATTTTTTTATGACCTTCTTAATATATCAATTATTTCTTGAATTTGTGATGCGTTTAATTTAATATCAGTTCCTGCTCTTGGTCTTTCACTTCTAATTCTATTTACAACATTTGTTATTGCTGGTCTTACATAAGGTGGAAAATAATTTAAATTTTCACCTTCAAAAAGTTGAATTTCAACATCATTTCCAAGAGCAACACCTCTTTCATCTACTCCATATCTATATTCTCTATCAAAATATCTATAAATTATCATACGATTTTTACTTGGAGGTCTTCCTGGTCGTTTTTTCTCTTTTCTTTTCCTTTTTATCTCTTCTTCAACTTCTTTTTCAAATTTATCAAACTGACTTGGAGGTAGTAATGTTTCTGCTTCTGCTCCTTGTTGAGGTCTATTAACATTTGATAATGCTTCTGCTGGTTCATCATTAATATCTAATTCTTTTTGTTCTTCTTGTTCCATTTGTTGTAATATTTCTAATTCTTCTTGTTCTTGTTTTTTGGCTTCTTCTTCTGCTTTCTTTCTTTCTTCTTCTAATTCCTTTTGTTCTTCTAATGTTTTTTGTTGTTTAATTTTAATATCTTCTTCTATTTGTTTTTGTCTTTGTATTTCATCAAATTCTTCTTTTGTTGGTTTCCTATCTTCTCCTTTTGCTATATCAAGTTGTAATTGTAATCTTTTATTTTCTTCTGTTAAAATATCATTTATTCTTTGATTTGCTAATGCGTTTTGTCTTGTTATTTGTGCTTGATTTTCAACATCTTGTAATAATGTTAATTGTTCTTCTCTTTCTTGTTGTGATAAATCAACTAAACCTCCTAATGTAGTAATAGCACCAAGTAAAGAATTTGCTGTTGCTTGTAAATCTTTACCTGGTGGTAAATTAGGATTAACTAAACCAAATGCTTTTGTTCTACTTGATAAATCCATATTATCAATAAAATCATTAATCTTTTTTGTTGTTTCATCTTTTTTAATTTTTTCTTCTTGTAAATTTGAAATATCAGTTTGTTTAATATCTGTTTGTGTAGTTGTTGTATCAGTTTGTGGAGTATCAGTTTGTGTAGTTGTTGTATCAGTTTGTGGAGTATCAGTTTGAGTAGATATTTCATCTCTATTAAATCTTGGTTCAATTCTACCTCTTGGTAAAATATTAACAGGTTGAGTAGTAGGTGGAGGTGTTCTTAATGTATTATCATTTCTAAATTGTCTTGGTGTATTAAATGTAGAAAATAAAGTATCACTAGTTCCTGCTTGTGGTTGTAATAAATCAGGTGGAACATCAGGAATTACTCCTTGTTGTCCTAATGGTTGTCCTACTACAACATTATCTACTGGTTGTCCTAATACTAAATCAGGTGGTGGAGCAACTAATCCACCTACTTCAAATCCTTCATTATTATTTAATGGATTATCAGCATTTCTAAAATAATCTGGTAAATAATTAAAAATACTACTGCCTAATGCTCCAATACCTAATCCTGTAAATAATGGCTGTATTGTTCGTGGTATTGTTGTTTGTGGTGTTGTTGTTTGTGGTGTTGTTGTTTGTGGTGTTGTTGTTTGTGGTGTTGTATCTCTAATAATATTTTCATTAGTCATTTCTTCTTGTGTTGTTTCAGTTGTAGATGTTTCAGTTTCTCCATCTTTTGTTTTAGTAGTTTTAGTAGTAGTTCTAACACCTTTACTTGAAGGATTATTTACTTGTTGTTGAAATAATTTATTAGTATTAGCATTTTCTAATGCTCGTTGTGATTGATATGAATTATGTTGAGCCATCGTTAATATAGCATTAAGAAATTCGCTTTGAGGTAATGTTTGCTGTGGTTGTTGTGTTAAATCTTGCTGTTTTTTTTTATCTTCTTCAACTTCTTTATCTATTTCTTCATCTTCTGCTTTTTCTTCAATTTCATCTAATTTCTTTTTATTATATTTACCACCTCCACCTCCACCTCCACCTCCACCTCCACCTCCACCTCCACCTCTGCCTCCACCTCCACCTCCACCTCTGCCTCCACCACCACCTCCACCTCTATCACCTCTACCTCCTCCTTTACCATCATCTCTATCATCTCCATCATCTCTATCATCTCCATCATCTTCTATAACACCATCAAATCCATTATTTTTTAACCAATTTTTAAATTTTTTCCATTCACTACCAAACCATTTTGATAATGAACCAATAATTTTTTTACCTGTATCTGTTTCATATATAATTTTATATATTTGTGAAATAAAACCATATAATGAAGATGTAATTATAATACTACCAACAGGATTTTCCATAGAAAATTCCATTACAGATATTACAACACCAAATAAAGTTTCAAAACCTGCTTTTAATCCAATATTTAGAATTTTATTGTAAAATTCATCTCTTGTTTTAGATTTAACTAATGCGTCTGTAATATCATTAGCAATTTCTCTTGATTTTTTTATAATATTATTTGTATTAGTAGATTGTTTAGATGGTATTTCTTCATCTAATGTATCAGTTATTTTATTAGTTCTTGTTAAAGAACCAATATTACTACCTCTTCCACCACGTCCAGCACTTTTTCTTTGTTCTCTTATATCTTTTTTCTTTACTCTTTGTCTAACTTTTTCTGCTTCACGACAGTTTCTAAACATTTCATCTACATCTAATTTACCTGTTTCACCTGCTTCATTCAAATAACGACTACAACCTAAACCAATAAAATCTTCATAAATATCTAATTTATCTATTTCATCATTTATATCTTTTATATCTTTAACATCAATCCATTTAGAATTTTTATCAATACTTCTTAATAAATTTCTTTCTTTTGTTTTCAACTTTACAGACATATAAATATATAAAATAAAAAAAAAATACATAAATTAGATAATATTATTCTTGTTTAGTAATTTTATTAAAATCAGGTTTTCTAACACAATCACAGCATCCCCAACAGCAAGTTAATTTTTCACATTTAGAATTTTGTGTGCTTGATATTATACTTACTATTCCGCCTATTGTAATTGAAGTTAATGCTACTATATCTATCGGTGGTGAAATCATATATTACTTACCAATATTTTTTTTAGCAAGTTCGTGTGATTGTTGAAAACAAAATCCTTCTAACATTTTCTTTTTCATATAATCTAAATGTTTTTTAGTATGATGTTTAGAATGTGTTTTCATTAATTCTTTTTGTGTTTTTGATAATTCTTTTCTTGGTTTAAATAATGGTTTCATTTATATATTATATAAAGAAAATTTATTTCATTAATGCTTTAACTTCGTTATATCCACTTGACCCTTTTTTAGGTATTTCATACTTACCTCCTTTATCTTTATTCCATTTTTTTAGTGCTTCCATCCAAGACATTTTTTTACCATTATCATTATTCATTTTTTTAGTTGAATGCTTCATATATATATTATTAAAGATAATTTTTTTGATTAATAATAAATTCTTTTTTAAATCCATTATATATTTTAGATTTATTACTATCTATAAACATAAAATTATAAGGAATTTTATATGTTCTGTCTAACATTTCATTAAAAATAAATTTATCACAGTGGATTAATTCATCAAAAATAGTTTGTAATTCACTTTTAGTATGTCTTGGGTCATATAAACACCAGTGAGTGATTTGACTACGAACTTGTCTTGGTAAATTATTTAATCGTTGTGCTATAATTATTACTGATACACTACCACTTTCAATTTGATTACCATTATCATCTAATAGTGGTCTTCCTAAATGTCTATTATTTTGAAATAATTTTTTTACTACTTCATTACCATCTCTTTTTAATTCGTGGGAACAATCATCAATTATTAATAATGTTCTACCATCTTTATCTTCTTCATTTTGAATTCTATGTAATATATCAGGTAAATCATTTAAAGAACTATAAAAATGATTATCAGGTAATTTTGGTTTTTTATCCATAGATTTAATACTTGGTGATATATAGAAAACATTACTAAATCTTTTACAATATATTTTATTCTTACCACCTCTTTCAGTTAAACATCTAACTAAATTAGTTTTACCACTTCCACTTTTTCCTATTATCGCCATACGAAACCAACCTTCTTCTTTTCCTGGTAAAGGATTAGGAATATCAGGGTCTATTATATCATCACATTTGAAATTAAATTTTTTTATATCTACACTATCTTCTATTAATTCTTCTGTTAAAGACATATATTAATATAATAGAAAAAAATTAATTTCCACAACTCCATAAATACTTCATACTATAATAATTAGGACTTTCCTTATTATTTTTAGTCAAATTTCCTTGTTTATCTTTTATACCAGCACTACGAGAACAATAATTCTTTTGCCTTTTTTTATCATTATGATTAAGATTAGTAAATAATCCTAATGCTGTATCTTTAAAATGAGAATATCTTATATCACCAAAGTGAATTTTCTTACCACTTGGAGTTATAACACTATATTTTTTATTTTTAGCATTTGACTTCTTAAATTGTGGTTTCATAATATATATATTAGATTATATTTTTGGTATATCATATTTATCAACAATTTTTTTATCAATTTTTCTACTTGGACCACCTACTAATACACTACTATATCTACCAATACCCCAACTTTGAGGTGTTTGATTAGGTCTTGAACCACTACTGAAATACGCACCTTCACCTTTATCTTTTATTTCTTCTAACCCTTTCTTTATTTCTTTTTTTCTTTTTTCAGTTTTACCTAATTTATTTGCTATATTTGTTGTTGTTGCTGATTTTATATTTAATTTCTTTTTTACTTGTTCTACATAAGGACTTGGTTTAGATTTAAAACTATCAACTTTTTTTCTTTGTGTATATATACCTTTTTTATAATCACTTGTAGATTTATCTAACTGTTTTTTTTGTTTTTCTTTATCTTCTTTACTTAATGATTTTGGAATATATCTTTTTGGGTATTTTTTATCAACCATATATATTATATAAAAGAATATTTTGTTGAACTTTTTTTAATTTCTTCTAATGGTATATCAAACTCTTCTATTTCATTCCAAGACCACATACCATTATCCATTTTATATTTCATTTTTAAATAATTATAAAAAAATTTATTAACTTTTTCTTTATTACAACCTTTTTCAATTAAGTTTTTAATACATTTTACTAAAATTTTTGTATCACTACATATTCCAAATATAAAACAATTCCACATTTCGTCATTATGATTTTCAAATTTTTCATTATAATTTTCATCTAAATCTAATAAAGTTGATTTGTATTTTCTAAAATCTTTATTCAATAATTCTAATATTTTTGATTGAGTTTCAAACTCCATAAATATAATCATTAAAATATTTTTAAATATAATTAATTATAATCCATACGCTCTTAATATTTCTTGTCTTGTATATTTTCTTTGAGGAGGTGCTAATGATTGTGTTTCTTCAATTACTGGTTCAGGTTCTTTTTCTATTACAGGAATTGGTATTGGTTCTGTTTTTTCAATAACTTTTTTTGGTCTTCTTCTACGACTAATAACTATTTCTTGTTCGCTATCGCTACTATCTTCTTCAACAACTATTCTATTCTTTTTTCTTTTTACTGGTTTTTTCTTTTTTACTGGTGATTGTATTTCTTCATCTTCTTCTTCTTGTTCTATTAATTTTTTTAAATGTTCGGTTGGATTTTTAACACCAAAACTTTTATTATATTGTTTCATTTCTTTTTTATCTTCTTTTTCTTGTTCTTTTAATTTCTTTTGTTCTTCCCTTTTTATTTTTAATTTTTCTTGTGCCTTTTTAAGTGCTTCAATTTGTGCTGGACTACGTGGTTTTTTTACTTTTGGTTTTTCCATCGGTTCTTTTTCCTCCTTATCATCTTCAATATCTTCAATAGAATTTACAGAGTTTTCAATAGGTTCTTCAATATTGGAAGTCATTATAATATATTATAAACATAGAAAATAATTTTGAAAAAAATAATCTATTGTAATATATATATGCCTATAAGAAGTTTAAATGGTGTAGATATGGGTATTCGTAGTCTAAATGGATTAGATAATATAAATCCTATTAGTGCTACACTACCACTTGAAATAAATGATAGTGTAATAAGTTTAAAAGGATTAAATAATATTGGTAGTGCTTCACAAATTATAAGAGTTAATAGTGGTGCTACTGGTTTGGAATATCATACATTAGAGGTCGTTGATTTAAATTCAGTTCAAACATTAACAAATAAAACATTATCTACTAATTGTAGTTATACTGGTAATGTTATATCAAAAACATTTTTAGACAATTCATTAGTAGATTTAACCACAGGTCAAGTAGTTCAAAATAAAAATTTAAGAAATTGTAGTTTAAATTATCAAAGTAATCAAATAACATTAATAGGTAGTTTTAATCAACAGGTATATATAGACGGGACACTTAATATTAATCAAAATAACGCTCGTGGTGTTATAAGATTTGCTAATGACGATAATAATTCAATTTATTTAAGACAAAATTTGCTAAATGCTAATTGTATGGCGTTTTATAGTTTTAATGATTTTAAATTTTATAGTGGAAATAACACAAATATCAATCAGGCGAATATGCCTTTACGGTTCGCTATTAGTCATACAGCTATAAGTATGTTAGTAAATACAATAGTAAATGGAACTTTAAGTGTATCATCAACATTAACTTCAGGTGATTTAACAGCAACAAGTTTAAATTCTAAAACTGTAAATGTATTTAAAAATAATGATAGTGGATTAGTAGAAATTTTTAAAAGTAATGTTGATAGTTCTAATAATAATGGAACTGCTAAATTAAAATTTACAATTGATAATATTAATACTTCTGCTGGTAGTTCTGTATTAACTAATATATGTGAAATGGGTATATTAGGAAATACACAATTATTTACATTAAAAAATCCTGTTAATGATATAGAATTTATAGCACAAACTAATATTAATTTAAAAAAAAATGATAATACACCAATAAATTTGAACTTTTATAAAGGAACTAATTTTACAAGTTTAGTAGCAAATGACGCATTATCCAGTAACATTACCGTAAAATTACCAACAATAGGGGGGACATTAGCATTATTAGCAGATGTCCCAAATATTTCTGCTACATCTCCTATAATTTTTAGTAATGATACTATTTCAATAGGAGGATTAACTGGTTTTGGGTTAGCTAACCAAGTAATTCAAGTTAATAGTAGTGGAAATGGATTTCAATATGGAAATTTACCAAATTTTTCTACTTTAATATTAAGTGCTACTGATATATCTACAAGTTCAATATTATTTAATCCACCGACTAATATTGGTAGTAGTTCAAGAAATGTAAATATTACAAGTGCTTTAATGTTTTTAAATGCTAATGGTGCTAATATAAAATTCTTAAATAATAATGTC